AGCCCTCCTCAGAGGGCTTTCACACAAATTCCTACATTCACATTACTGTTGATCGTATGTGCTGTACATCCTGATAATAGAATGCACAGCACTGTGATTGTCAAAGCTATCTTTGAACGTCTGCAATGAAAGACTTTCATATAACAACCCGATTAGCGATCCAGCCATAGAAAAACTGCTCTTGGCTTTTATTTCGCTCACAGATTTCAATGTAGCGCTGACCTTGCATAATGTTCAGAACTCGAACTAAAACTTTTTCACCTTCTTTCCCGCGCTTGGCCAAATAGGTTTTTAGAACATTTAAGGTAGCTGGACCATAAATTCCATCTACAGATAAATCTGGCCACCCTGCTTTACCATTGTTATTTAGGAGATTCAAGGCTCGTTGTAAAAGAGGTCTTGCAAAGCCGGTACCGCAATTCACACCAGTGTCTAAAAGCTCTTCAGCTACTGCAGAAGAAACTGCATTTACTTGGTCTAATCGCGGAGCTGTCCAGTACTGGAGGTAACACGTGTATTTAAAGCTGTGAGAGCGCTTGAATCTGCTTTTGTTGCAAGCGTGGAGTTAATTGTAGAAACATTATTTTGAAGGGTTGTAATAGCACCGCTTTGCGATGAGATATTGCCCTCAGCAGTAGTCACACGGTTAGCCAAAGAACTTAAAGCAGTTGCATCCGCTTTACTTGCAAGCGTTCCATTGATGCTTACAATATTATTATTCAATTGCGTAATTGAGTTGCCTTGACTTGTTAAAGTGCCTTCGGCATTTGTCACGCGAGTAGTTAGATTTGTAATAGCTGATGCATTGGCATCAGAAGCAACTGCATCGGTAGCATTAATGATACTGATCGAATCATAATCAATCGTACCAGCTGCCATGAGCCACGTTCCGAAATACACAAGGACATCTGATGTCGGTTTATATGTATAAATTAAGTCGACATAAGCCGATGTTGATGCCACAGATAATGTTGCGGACGCAAGAACAGCATTATCAGATTTTTTGTGAAAACGACCAAGAATACTTCCCGTGCCAGATATTAACTTGCATCGAACAATGGCCCGATATGTATTATTAGCTTTTAAGAAAAAACCATCCGTGCGGTTTGTATTGACGTTTGTATTTGTTCCACCAGATGTATCTGCATTTGACTTAATTACACGAATACCAAGTGAGCCATTCTCACCATAAGCGCCAGCAGTAACAGAGTTGCCTGCTGGTGCTTCAGCAATTGTGTAATATTCCAAACCAGATACAAAATGAGGATCAATATTGAGCGCGTCTGCTTGTACTCTTAAAGTGCTTTTTAGCGTATTGATTGACATCGAAGCTGCATCAGCCTTGCTTACTGCTGTGTTTGCAGTTGTTTGAGCTGTGGCTGCAGATGAAATAGCTGTATTCGTCTTTGATTCATTCGTAGTTAAACGTGAATCTAGCGCGTTAATTTGCGTAGCATTGGCACTTGTATTTGTAGCATTTGTCGTAATCTGAGTCTGCAAACTTGATAAAGTGCCATTGGTGCTTGATTTATAAGTTTCAATATTGCTTAACAGGGCCGCATCTTCAGACTTGCGCTGAGTAGTTTCAGTTGTTAATCCATCATTCAAATTAGAAATTGCAGCGATACGAGCAGAACTCTCATCTGCAATCTTTTGATTTAACTGATTTGTAGAAGTGATTAAATCACTTGCTACTTTAGATGCTGCTGTTGATGCATTATCCGCTGTATTTTTTGCATTGGCAGCAATTGCACTTGCATCATTTGCAACTTGTTGAGCTGTGGATGCTTGTGCCTGCGCACTTGTTGCAGCAGATTGGGCATTTGATGCTGCTGTCTTGGCTTCCCCAGCTGCTGTTTGTGCGTTTTTAGCGGCTGTTTGTGCATTTGCAGCTGCTTGTTCAGCCGCTTCGGCAACATTGACGGTATTTTCAATTTTGCCTTGAAGCTCTTGAGCAAGATCAGTTTCAGCAATATGGCCAGAAATAAGGTCTAAAACAGCCTCTGGATCAGCAGTGGTTATTCCATTTGTCCAATCAGACCATGGCCCAACATTTCCAATACGGTCAATTAATCGACCACGATAAAACTGTCTAAGATTAGGTTGTAAACCTTGGATTGTGGTAGTGGTAGTCGGATATGCAAACAATCCTAATTGAGCAATATTGTTGATGCCATCAGGTGAAACTTCAATTTCGGTATAAGCTGTATCTTTTGCACCTGTTGGAGGGAATCCCCAATCAAGCTTCATTCCAAACAAAATACCTGTGGCACGTATAAAAGCTATTTTCGGCGGTAATCCCTGCTTTCCAGTGATTTCAGTTAAGGAAGATGTAACCGGTAAAGATGCGATTTCAAAAGCAGAAATTGCGGTAACGCGGGCTTGATATTGACCTGAATAGACTCCTGGTATCTCAATCGAGTTATTACCAGTTAAAGGCAAACGGATCCAAGATCCATCATCTTTTCGCCACTCAACAAGGTACTTAACTGCCCCTTTTGCTTGCACCCAAGACACAATCATTGTGGTGACATTAATACCTTGATCAACACGACTTTCCGTCGTAATCAAAACATCTTTGACTGGTTCTTGGGTAGATGGGTTGATAATTGAAATAGGAGTATCTTCAAAGAAAGCTCCGTTGTCGATCTCATCAAATTTTTGTGGATTATATTGAAGACCTGTAATACTGAACTGGTGTTTTTCATCTTGTGTGATTGAAATAACACGGAATTTCATTGTCGCTAAATCTTTAGCATCCAATACCCAAACGTTTTGTACTGCAATCGAATTAGCATCAAAAGGCAAAGTAACAGTAACAACGCGACCCGAGATTGATTGAACGATTCGAGTTTGAGCTTTGCCATTTTCACCATTGATTACAAGGCGATCACCAGCCTTAGCTACAACATCATCTCGATCAAGAGTAATGCTTTTGAGGTCAGCAGAAATTTTAGATACACGTCCGCCATTAGCACGTCCTGCAAACAGTTCATCCGCAATTTCAATTACTCTTCCTGGCAGTGGAATATGCCCATCTAAACCGACTTTAAACGAAACTGTACGAGTCTCCTTTTGCTCGGATTTTAAAGCCCAGTGGCCTGCACGTTGAGCCTGGCCACGAGAAGTACATCCCCACGCATCTAATTCAAGAATGCGTACTTGGCCAGACTCAGCAATAGCATTTTCATCGCGAACAAATTCGTATTCTGTTTTATAGTGATTTGCAGGATTATCCCACGCAACCTTAACTACATTATGCCGATCACGTGCACGTGTTCCTGAGTATTCGAAAACACCACCAACCACATTTGCACGGGTATAGGTGAAATATGTGTCTTGTGGTATATCGGCATCACATATAATGCTTGTACCATCCCAGAAGGCAATCGCTCGAAAGACACCAGCCAATTTCATTAATATACTGAAAGCATCTTCAGCATTTTGAATGTACACATTACATGTAAATCTAGGTTCTTGGCCGCCAAGTCCGTCGGAAACGCTTTGATCGCAGTATTGAGCTAAACGGTACAAAGACCATTTATCAATCATGAATGGGGTTAAGCGATTTCCTAAACCATAACGATCATTTGTACAAAGGTCGTAGTAAATCCATGCCGGGTTATTTGTGTAAGCTCTTTTAAAAGTACCATCCCAAATTCCAGTATATTGTCGCGTTTGCGGGTTGTAATTGGTTGGTACTAAAAGCAATCGACCTTTCAGATCTACAGCTAATTTCGCCACATTTCCAAAAGTTTCGGCATCATATTGCAGACCTAATAATGCCGTATTTGGGTATCTTAATTTTGCATCAACAACTTCAGTAAATGCCTCAACATACATTTTGTCGCTTACAAACTCAGAGGTTGAGTTAGGTGTAATGCGACGTACCCGGATTAACCAACCACTATCGGCCTTTGGTAAATCAATACGGTGAGCTCGTTCATAATTTGCAGAAGTCTTATCGGATATTTTAGTTTTTAATACTTCTGTCCATGCACCACCGTCAGTTTGTATATCGATAGCATATTCAATTGTTATACCGCTAACATCACCAGTGCTTGAGTCCTGCTGGCGAAGCGGTCCCCACTTTAAGCGAATACGAACGGCGTCAAGATCAATATTATTAAATGCTCGTACCCATGGAGTACCTGACTTCAATTCGACATCGACAGCAGTTTCACTTTCTACTGAAGGAAAACCTTCAATGTAATCTTGATCATTTGTACCTTTGCGGAAATCTAGTTTTACGTTCGAATAAGTCAGATTCCCATTGGCATCTTGTAGTGGAGTTCCTTCAAGAAATATTGATTGATTGCCATTGGCTAATCCTTCAATTTCGCCTTCACCTAAACCATATAAGATTTTTATATAGGTTTTAGATTGTGCGGAATCTGGAGCAACTACAGGTTTTCTTGCCTCACCCTTGCCCTTTTTCGCGCCTTTTACAATCGCCATAGGTTTAAATCTCGCGCAATAAAAAAGGCGCTTAAAGCGCCTTAAAAAAACATCACATTAAATTTTCTACATCTGGTCTTCAGGATACTGACCAGCACTCACAATGAATCCACCAACTTCACGTTGGCCATATAAAACTGGAACAGGGTTCCCTTGGGCAACCGTAGTTACAGCTCCACCGAATCCTTGGTTTGCCCTATTACCATCTTGGTTTTGGTCCTGAGTATTATCGACCTTTGGCATAAGCATCATTGCAATGCCACCCAATATCATCCCGATACCTGAACCAATCAATGCTGCACCCAATGGTGCTCCACCGCCTAATGTGCCTACAGTTACTAAAACACCTACTACTACTAGCACCGCGCCTAGAACAGTTTGCAAAATTCCGTTATTACCCCCAGCACCTACAACACGAGGTACTACATGAATAACATCAGCTTCGGTGTTCATATCAAGCTGCTCTTCACCGATATTGTCTCCAGTAATGAGTCGCTTAGTTTCATGGTCATAGATTGATGGGCTTTTCTTGCCACGTTTATTGCTTGAATTTTTACTTTTAAGAAATACGGCAAACTGCAAACCTTGCTCATGTGCATGCAGCATGAATTTCTCAAAGCCTTCAATTTGTACTGATAAAGCACGCATAGCTTCGCGAGTATTTGCAACATCAAGCTTGAATTCTCGACCGAACTTTTGTCCTAAAACGCCGTACAATCTAATGGTTTTTAACATCTCTGTGCCTCAAGATTTTAACTGTGCGTTCAAGCCATTGCTGACCATATATTTCTCGCACTGACTTTCGGTTATATGGATGATGAAGAATTAGAGTTGACCCTATACAATTTTCAGTTTGTTCGGACTTTAACTTTCCATTGTCACCGAGCCAAACAAGTGCATGATTTGGATGCTCAGTACGTCCTACACGGCAAATCAACATGTCACCATATTGAGGGACATTAACTTCATAAAATCCAGCTCTTTCGTAGTTTTCCATGTAAAGTGAAGGATGATCACTCTCTTCCCACCATGCATCCTTTCGCTCAAAATCCATGAGCTCTACACCTAACTCACGACTATAAAAATCACGGATAAGCGCATAACAATCTTGCCAACCATGGTAATAATTACGCCCAATTAAAGGAGCGCGATAACCACATGGTTCATATACTGCAAAATCAAGATCAGGGTAAGAACAAATAACCCATGGTTTTTTATGCAATTCAATTTGAACCAGATCAAGATCAGTGGCTCTTGTCGTTCCATCTGGATGGGAATGTACATAAGCAACAATTACGCCCTGGTCTTCAGCAATGGTTAAATCTTCTGGATGAATCTCAAATTCATCAGCTTTATTAGAAATATTGCGACAACGGATATATTCTTTACCAACGATCACGCCGCAGCATTCTTGTGGATAGCATTCATCAGCATGTGTCATGATTGCTTTTTTAATCTTTGCCGTTAATTTCATAAGTTCTCACATAAGACTTGATGCGGGGAAACCGCCGAAAGGCAATGGTTTGTTTTCACCAAAACGTACGCGGCATGATCTGAGTCGTCCACCACATCGATCTGAAGCCGGATCATCTGTTGGTTCATCTTTATCAGTAAACATGGCCGTGCCGGTATATCCACATTCTTCACCCCGGTACTTACCCATAGTGCACCAATGGCATAAAGAAGTGATTTGACGAACTGGAATTTTCAAACCTTCAAAATCAATTGGATTTGAAAGTTCAAAAGTTACTTGTTGAGCATTTTCAGATGTTTTTTGCTCGATATACCATTTCTGTTCTTTGGCTTCATTCGACGCTGTAGGGTTACCTTCAGGGAAATTTTTAGCATCGAGATATTTGGCAAGGGTCGTTATTACTTTAAGCTTTGCCCCAACAAAATCTTTACATTGAAGACAGTAAGCTGAAATTGCCCCCTGTATTCCACCGATGTTATTTGCGATCGTTAAAGTTGGTGCAGAAGCTTTACCGTCCGACCGCATTTCTAAGCCAGAGACTTCCAAGCTAATTGCTTCAAACTCTTCACCCTGCCAAAAAATGCTTCCTTCTTGCTGGTGACCATGAAAACGCAAGATGCCAATTCCGTAGGAAGTGGCATCTAACTCGTACAGGTGGATTAATCCACCCGGTTCGAGTTTCTGAAAATCACTCTGTAAAGTCATAGACACTCCTTAAGCTTGAACTGGAGCTTCCACAACTGGAGTGTATTCAACGCTAATTTTTTTCGTAGCTAAGTCATATTTCATATTTAATGAATTAACTGTTACGCCATATAAATACCCGGCATTTTGAATTGCCTGCATTGCCCATCTGGTAATATCAGCATCAAGTAAAGTCATGCTTCCATTCGTACCACCACCTGGTGTAACTACAATACCCACTGAATTAGAAGGCTTATCATAATTAATGGTTAAAGTTTCAATTTTACCCGCGGGCAAATCGTTACCAAAACTACGAGCATCAAACAATTGAGTACGTAGTTCGCCAACAAAAAATGCTTCAGCAAGATCTAAAGTTTTAACAGCCATGGTTATGCTCCTATAAGCAAAAAAATAGCTCCTATTAGGAGCTGTTGAGTAAAATATTAGGGTTGGAAAACTTGGGTGAATGTTGTGGAAATCCTCCAGACATCACCACCCATACATGTAGGTTGATAATCACCAGCTTTTACACGCACTTGCCCATCCAACGGCGAATCCCATAAAAAGGAATTAGCCCCCTTGTGGGCATCAAAAAAAGCTTTAATTTGCATAATTTCAGCTTTATAAGCTGTGCGTTGATAAGTCCATTCACCAGATCTATTGTTGAGACCAACCGATGCGGTTTGCTCGTATCCATCACCAAATTTGGTTGATAACGTATTAAAGCGTTGCGTTTGGTTGTTACCATCTAGATCACATTCAAAAGTGAATTTAAGATCACTCATAAATTTTTCTCACAAAAAAAGCCCGCGTTAAGCGAGCTTTTAAGGGCCATATCTAAAGTATGACCAGATTAATAAAACTATACCGTAAATAACGAAAAAGTGGAAACTAGAAAGCATCTTAAATAATCTATTTTAAATAGTTTGAAGGCTTGTGCATTTAGAAATTTAAACTTCCACTTTCATTAAAACCAAAACCTCCCGAAGGAGGTTAAAATTAATTTTCTGACTTCTTAAAATCTTCAATGTGCCAATTAAATGTTTGCTGTACCGCTAATTTAAATTGTTCGCTCTCTTCTGGATTGGAACCATTATTGATTTTGCTAATCAGTCGATCTTTGGCTTTCTCTGTATATTCCAAATAATCATCAATATCAATAACCCCTTTCTCCTCAAGATAACTAACCAAATGACTGATCAACAACTGTGTTGAATCATCTTTGGCAGAGATAAATTTAATTAGTTGTGACATTGCACCTTCAAATGGATTCTCTTGTTTATCTTCAACCATATCCTTTCTTTCCTTTAATGGCCTTACGTAACAAATAACCTTGTGGAAATCTCGTTAGAGACTAATATCAACCAAGGTCAATTTTCTGATCTAACATCTTACCAATTGTAACTATTAAATCACCATCTGATTTCGAAAGTGCTTCAAACCTTTATGGTCTTTAATTTGAATGATTACATTTGATTAATATTTAATTACCACCCTTGACGCTTAGACATCGTAAATCGTTTTTCAATCTTCGAATCCATCATTGCCTCATTTTGTTTCTGATACTCTTTTAAAATGACTGTCAACTCTTTACCATCCCAATCAGAGGTAGCATCCACTTTCTCTGATGTCTGATTGATAATGGTAACAGTAGGTTGCGCCTTTTCCATTCTTCCATAGTTAATCGCATCAAATTGTCTAGACTCCCTTCTCGTAGCAATCGCATCAGATTGACTATTAGATACGTACCCGCCGTTAGCATAACCGCTTGGTGAACTTGTTCGCATTGATTCAACAACACTCACACCACCCCATCTTTTAATGTCATCTTGCGACCATACAACTTCGCCCTTATGTACTATTCCAGCTGGTGTATGTTTAAGTCCATTTCCTGTATATCCGCCATCAGCAAAACCTTGTGGTGTTGCAGCTTGGATCAAAGAAACAAATGTTCCTGACTTCAAGGTGGCTATAGCGGCAGCGGCTGCTTTCTGATACCAAGTACCTGGTTCATTCGCATAAGCATCGGATGCGGCTTTCCACATATTCATTCCCGCTTGTGCTAAGGCAAATGCACGCTGACTTTCATAAAGAATGTGGTAAGCACTTGATGACTCACCCAGCATATTCTTAAACATTCCAGCTAATGCACCAGTTACGTTAGCTCCATAACCTAATTGCAGGCTAATAGAGTCGTTCTGATAAGTTGACTCAATGAGCTTCATTCGCTCGGTATGTTCAGCCCATATTTGGAGTCATCTTACTTTTCTCCAGGCAATAAAAAACCCACTCAAGGAGTGGGTTGTTCAAAATTAAATAAAATTACCAAGCTGGCGTATTTACTAAAAAAAGCACCCTAAGGTGCTTTTTTATTACTACTTGTTTAATTAGCAAGAATACAGTTTTGATATTTATGAGCCACACCATCTAATGCTTCAATAACACCAGGTGCACGTGCTCCAGCCCATGTTCCAACCTGTCTAAAACCATTATTACTTGATGTGCCTGTATTTTGTTGAGCTCTCAAAATATTACTCATTACAAATTGAACTTTATTTTCTTTAAGAGCAACCTTTACATCATATTTAACAAAATCTGTAATAAGACCTGCTTGCTGTCCTTTTGTCTTTACATTGCCATTTGCAATAAATGTTTTTTCATTTTCATCTAGATATTTAAAAACAGACTTTCCTTGGTGAACTTGAGTATTATTATTCTCATAATATCTACCTGTATATGCCCCTATGAAACTACCAGCTTGGTCATGTAGAACAATATCATCATTTTGAAAATTTTCAGCAGCACATAATTTCAATTTAGAGAATGATGTACCTGTTGAATTAAAAGAATAATCAATTTTATCAATGTATGTATCCCCCGCTGAACTAGCACTTATAGTTGATACATTATTTGGCAATTGAATCGGTGCAACTGAACATCCACCAAGAATTGAAACCAAACCCAATAAAATAATCTTTTTCATGAAATTACCCATCATTTTTTAATGGATAAAATTTAACAGGTGAGAAATAAAAAAGCCACTCAATCGAGTGGCTTCTCTATTTTAAGCATGTAGTAGCTTTTCAGCACCAGCGGCCAAAAATGCAGATCGGGTTTTAAATCTTTTATCCTTACCAACATTATCATCAATCTTCCGAATTAATCGGCTTGGCAAAGTAACATTGATTTTTTCTGGCTTACCTAAATAACGACTAACATCAACTTCAGTAACTGCCCAGATCATTCCTTTATAGTCGGTATCATCTAGAAACTTACCTACTTCAGATGCTAAAGGAATTTCCTCACCATCTTCAGCTAGGATTTCTAAATGACCAGAAATAGCCTCTTTTACGTTCTCGATAGCTTCCTCTAATGTGTCGCCAGCACTAAAACAACCTGGAATATCAGGAACAGTGACACCAAATGCTTCGGTATCTGATCCTCGTTCAATTGCAATTGGATATAACATCTCAACACTCCATGCCCTTGGCATAAACATATCGCCCACTGCGTTATGGTTAGTTGTAAAGGGCAGATATTTAAAGTCAGGAAACAGCGGGTCAATTTAGACCCGCTTGCTTCAAAATGCTTTTAACAGTTCCGTTTGGTAAATCTTTTTTAGGATGCGGGATTGTAACTAACCCCTTTTTGGTTGGGTGTTTGAAGTGATGATGACTTCCTGTAACCCTAACCTCATACCAACCGTCTGCTTCAATCATTTTGATTAAATCCAGACTTTTCACACCATTCCCTTCTTAACTTGATGAAGCAATTATAACCCTAGAGTTATTTTAAGTAAATACCTCTAGGGTTATTTTTTAATAGGCTGCTTCATTTTTTTGTGAGAATCATCCAGAAAAATATTATCCATCGCAAAAATACAGTCGTTAAAAATATCTCTTTCGACTGGGATCTCATAATGATCACAATAGGCAGATATAGCTGCAATATCCAAAGCCAAGGGAATGCCTTGCTCATAACGCCTTGAGCGTGAAATGATGTTATATGCCGTTAATATTGCATGTGAGGTAAATGAATATTCAGGCTTCTGGAATTCTTCTGGCTTCTTCAAATTTAAGGCTTGGGCGATTGCCGTTTGCTTCTGGTTGTAGTCGCTCGCTTCTTCTTCTGAGTTGAACTTGGTCCAGTTGTAGAGGTTAATGACTTTCCCACTACTTCATCCTTATATGCATCAGCTTCTTTTTGGATATTTTCCGCCTCTTGTCTCACAAACAACCAAATTGCCACACCAAGATCTCCTAGATTCAACAACTTAATTGCATTTTCCTGCGAATATTCTGGTTCAGACACAATCAGTTCTTGATTTTCGGTTACTTCTTCAAAAACTACGCCTTTCCAGTCCTCAATTAAATGGCAGGCCGCAGCTTCAAGAAGCAATTCATGATATAGCTTGTCGTCTTTACTAGCTTTAGTTACATCATAACCTTTTGATGCAATCTGATTATTTGCACGCTCAAGGGCCACTTGATATGGTTTATATGAGATACCACGTACTTTAAATTCAGCTAATACATTCCCTTCACCATCAATATACTTACGCCATTTACTAACTGTTTTACTAGTCTGAATGCTTACTTTTAAAGCCATTTTAAACTCCAAAAAAAGCAGCCCTAAGGCTGCTATCAGATTGATTAAGGCGCAGGAACTGCTGCTGGTGTACGAGTGATGGTTGGGGCTACTTCAACGACTTTATATTCGAATGAAGCATTTAAAAGATCTGAATTACCACCACTAGGTAATGGGGCAGTAATTTCAGCTTTAGGAATAAAAATTTCATATTTATTCCCATCTGTATCAGTGATTGGAACTTTTAATGAAATTGTTTTGTTAGTGAATTGCTTTTCATACATATCGGATGTATTTCGTGACCAAGCTGCGGTAAATGAACCTGTACCTGTTGCAAGCATTTCTAGGATTGCACGTGCATCAATACCACCACCTAAACAGCGTTGTAGCTGCATAGTGTTATCCCAATTAAATGTAAAAGCGGTCAAGCATGAAATCCCAGCTTGAGAAACGCCGTCAATTAAAATGTCACCTACAGAGACATTCGACATTTTAGGATTGTTATCTGCCGCTGTAATTGTTCCAGCTGGTGCTGAAGAAAAGTTTGTACGACCAAGAGCCATTAGGCCGAAAGTCATTGTAATTAAGCCAACTTCAGGAATATCAATTCCAAAAGTGTTTACATGACATCCACGGAAAACATGGTAGTCATTAACATCTTCAAAGCCACGTAAAACAGAAAATGTTTGACGAAGTGTGCCACCAAAAGTTAAAACATTTGAGGACCAGTTATTAAAAGCAGCTGCAGCCATCAAGTCTTGAACTAAAACGCTGTACTTCGCTTCACATTTTAATTCACCGGCATACTCTGCACCGGTAATCATTGATGAACGTGCAATACGGCCACTTGTGATTGAGTTAGAGTCTTCCTTTGTTACTGTCGCATCAAGGCCATTTTCAGTAAATTCAAAGGTCGTACGTGCGAAGGGTGATGGTGTGGTACCAACAGTGGTTTCCTTCGCGATTTGTGTTATCTGACGTGCACCACTCGACATATCTATATACTCCGACGTTAGGCATAAAAAAAGCCACCCGAAGGTGGCTATAAAATTAGGGACGTAAAAAAACCGCCCTCAGGCGGTAACTTCTTTAAAACTTAATATCAATCATCCAAATCAACACTTACTCCAGTAACAATATTTAAATTTGGTCCATTTATGCTATTAACATTAGCGAGGCGAATTTTTACATCAGAAATACATAATTTATTAGACAACTGCCATTTACTTAACTCCTTAGCCATTACATCTGCCAAGTGTCGTTCAAGCTCTTGTTTTTTAATTTCAATTTCTTCTAATGTAAGCATGCAAGACATATCAATTCACTCTGTATCCGATCGTAATATTATATTGAACAAAGTCAGCATCTTGACCGGAATAAATTGATTGTCCATTCAAACATTCTAAATGTTCGACTGAGAAATATTCAAAATGTGCCAGCAATGCATCACTAAGTTCTGTTATTTCCCTGTCTCCAGTATTAGGACGGGCAAAACATTGAATTAAGATATTACCAGTACGGCGTGTACACGGCTTATCCCCTAGTCCAGCTATAAAACTTGGTCCTCCCGTAATGGTTAAACGACACCACACACCTTTTGTTGGTACAGTAAAATCTGGTGCATTTTGATAATGGATTCTTTCTTGAGAAATTCCTGTAAAGGTCATCATACGGTCGACTATTGCTTGTCTAGCTTGCTCTAATGTCATTGGCATATTAGCCACCATATTTTTGAGTAATGTAAGTGAAAGTAGTGCTGTAAATACCAAGAGGTGCTTGATCAGACCAACCGTTTTCTAATCGCGGACCATAGGCTTTGTTGTTTTGAATATAGATCAGATTTCCAAGCTTAAACTTGACTGCTTGAATTGCTGCATCTTGAACTGGATTAGTTGATGGTTCACGAACACCATAATCAGCAGTTCCAATAGATACGATATGAGAAGCTCTGTAAGCACCTGTATCAACTGGACTCGAAACTACAAGTGATTGCACGGTATCCATCGTGATTTTCTTTACTTGCTCTTCAGCATTTTTCACCACATCAACACTAAAGCTAGTCGGCTTTTTCCCCTTCCACCCCATTGCTCACCTCGCTTGCTTCGTACATTTCAAATAGGTCTTGAGCGATCGCTTGAATTGAATATGCTTCAAACTCAACACTTGGTTCACTTTCACCCATTCGCTTCTTTACTATTTGCCAAACGTGAACCGCTTCATGTAAAAGCAATCCATATACTTGAATTTTATCTTTATCCGCCGTATCACCAATTTGGACGATTGCATATGCACCATCAGAAAAAGTACTAACCTGTGCATCCGCTCCCATATCCAAAAATTGATCAGCTTCATCCATATCTTCAAATAACAAATCCATGTGAAGCTGATTTCTAGCAAGCGTGTATTGCACATGCTGAAAAGGTGTGATGTACCACTCTGGAACATATTCGGTATTAACCATTTTAGCCCCTACACCTTTCGAAGCTGACATTTCCAGCTTGCACTGATTGGATCTTGTTTGATATGCATGATGCGATATGTACCTTGCGCCGTACTCCATTCGTCATCAATCATCGGCTCTTTGGTAACTTCATTCTGCAGCACAGTTGCCTTTTTATCTGTGGCCAGTACTCCGAGAGTTTGTATTTCATATTGATTGTATGAGCCAAACAGAACGCCACGACCCTCATAATGCTCAATGACATTTTCAGAGGTGTTTGTTTTAGGGTTCCAGTTGGTACTAACAACCCTGTCACATGTAAATGTTTGGACCGCATCCGCCAGATCCTCATTAAATGCTTCAGCAATATCTGCCTGAATTTCGTCACGTAAGCCCATATCATGCCCTGTAAAGTGGTATGCCAAAGCCATTAAAACTTGCATTTGGATCTTTCAATTCAAGTGAATCAATAAAATCAATTGCTATCTGTTCGAAGCTAGAGATTGCTTCAGATCCGTCCTGATATTCTTTTTCTGACTCAACAGAATCAGCTTTAACTTTCTTACGCTTCAACTGCTGGTCTTTGCCGTTATAAATTACTTTGGCCAGAATTCCTTTGATAATTTCACAAGCCGCGTCTTTAAGAAGTGGATCAATAGGATCTGGTACAAAACCAATCCGTTTTTTCATCCAAACATTAGCCAGCTTTACCAGACGAGCTTTATCACTGTCTGGTGCAAAATCGCTGCCCAAAATTGAATTTGCGTCATCTACAGTAATAAAGCTCATTGCATTATTCCTTCGGGATTAATTTAAGGAGTTCTGCTTTTGTTGCAGACGGTTTGTAACCAATGTTTTTACTAGCCAAATACTCTTTTAATTGATCATTTGACCAGTTTTCAAAATCATTAGCTGCCGTTTCTGTTGCTGAATTTTCTGCCGCTTTTCCAGCTTCCAATTCAGCAATACGCGCTTGCATAGCAGCAACATCATTTTTAAAAGCATCAAACTCTGCTTGAATGCTTACTACCTTTTCTTCAGCCGCTTTAGTAGCATTGTCAGCTTGGAGTACAGCATCTTTTAAACGTGAGTTTTCAGAAATTAACTCCGAACTATCACCACTAGCTTGTTCCAAGATTTCGATTTTCTGTTTAAGTTGCCCGTTTTCCTCAACAACCTTTTCACACTCAGCTTTAGTTTTATCAATAACTTCTTGCAGCTCTGGAGTAATTCCAACCGCTACATTTACAGTGGCCAAAGTCGTTTTTGCAGGCTCTTCCAATTTGCGAACTTCAACAGGAATATCCAGAGCTTGGTAATCATTTTGGATTTTCGGGTAATCACCGTAAATAATTACTTCTTCAGCACTTCGATTCGGATGTTCGTAATAATCAGGATTTGCAATAGTTCCAACCTCTAACGCAGCTGCAGCAGCAATACGTGTATAAATTAGCTTCATGATGCATTTCTCTTAAATGTAAAAAGAGGGCTTAATAGCCCTCTTATAGTGAGATGTTGATGAGTTAACCAGTTGTTGTTGTGCCAGATAGATCAAGCAATGTGCCTGCTGTCATTTTGTTGCTAGTAGCATGTTTTTTCCAGTTGGCACTTGAACCAAGTAAAGTAAGGTCAGGGTTTTCACCTTTTGATGTATCCCAGCTATAACCAAGAATATCTAGGTTAAATGTACCCTCAGCACGCATACCGATTGCCAAGTTTTCTTCATCATTGATGTCATACGCGCGGAAGCCTGGTACTTGTGATTCTGTAACAGTAACTGCACCCATTTGCAAACCAAATGCATCATCATCACCTACGGCATCTGTAACCAATACCGGCTTACCTAAGGTACCCGGTAAACCACCATAGATAACGATTTCAGATTCGCCATAAATTTGATTAGTGATTGCATCATCGACAATATCGAAATAAGTATCTGAGTTCATTACCCATAAACTAATACGTCCAAACTTATCGCCAAACTTACGCATACCACGTGTTAATGCTTTACGCCCATCTACAGCAATACTGCCTTTGGCAACCATATCCGGGTTGCTAGAAATAGCTGCTTTTAAGGAGGCTAAACTGTACTGTAAACGACCAGCAACCAATGCATCTGCTAAATCATAACCAAGAATCATGGCAAACTCTTCAGGTGTACGTGCACGGCGTTTGAATGCCTCTTCAGTAGAAGCATAAGGACCATATTTATATGGGACTTTTACACCTACAGATTCACCAGAACCAATTTTCTCTGGAACTACTTTGGCGGTTGAATTCACATCACGATGTTTGATGCTACCGCCCACTTTGTAGAATGCTTCTTTATTGAAATCACCTTCAATGATCTCATTGCGATAAACAATTGCACCATTAGAGGCTTGGTTAAATACATTCAAATTATCTTGCAAACGCTCTAAATAAGCAGTTTGAGCCAATTGATTGTAGATGATCATGTCTGAATTAACTGTTGTAGTCATAACTACTTATCTCCAAATTTTTAATGATTAGTTCGGCAGTTTTAGGAAGGCATCATTGCCATGTTCTTTGATGTAGTCAGCTTTCTGAGAAACAGACATTTCACTGCGTTTCATTCCTGCAGGAGCTCCACCTTTGCCCCCGCTTTGGAAACCGCCACCAGTTCCTTTACCACCTTTAAGAATTAAGTCTTTATGCTGGTATCCACCAACCAAGGACTCTAAAGCTTCATCAACATTTGCAAGTTCACCCGGGCGGACACGTGAATAAATCTTTTCGCCGTTCGGATCGTATGCAACCACCTTGCCTTCTTCGATTTTGAAGTGATGGCCAAAGGTTGCCTGAACCATGTCCACAGGTACTGCAATGTTGTCTTGAATGTACTTAGAACGAGCAAAACCACCGCCGATTAGTTCTTTGTGTAAAGAGGCTTCTAGTGCGTCACGTTGCTCAACAATCGGAGCATATTTTTCTTCAACTGCCTTGATAGCTTCAGCTTTCACTTTCTCAACTTCACCAGCATCCACCAGCTTTTTATCGTCGAGATTTTGGATTGTTTGTAATGCCTTTTTAGCTGCCGCAGGGTCTTCGATTCCTTCAAAAGCTTTTAATGCTTTTTCAGCTGCTTCTTTGGCTTCACGATGTGTTTTAGCTTCATTGTTTAAGCGTGCAATTGTTGCTACCGAATGTGGTGCATCATGTGGCATTTCTTTGCCGTCATCATGAATATAGATCGGCTTATCACCGTCTACTTCCGCATAAACTTTACCGTCGATCGTTACTGTTTTAAGTTTCATTGGTCATCCAACCTATATACACAAATGGGCATCCGCCCGGATTCACCGTCCGCATCCGCTTCCGGCAGACATTAAAAAAGCGCCCCTAAGGACGCTTTATTTCGATTAAAAACTTAGAAGTTTGTGGCAAATAAACGATAGCCTTCGAGTTCCCAAAGTTTATTTTCGGCTGACTTTTCTGCGTTGCTTCGAGCTATACGCTCACCCATTTCAGCATCAAAGTTTTCTGCATTCACACATGCGCTAAAACCCGTTGCTAGAAAAAATTTTCCATCTAAAAATGCATGTACAAAAGTAGATGTTGTACCTCCAGGGCGCTGCTCCACCGTATATGTAACGCGGTCCATCATCGCATCAATTTGCGCTTTAGTTACTCGGGGTGCCACAGACTTTTCAGCTAACTCTTGCTCTGTTACTTCTTTGGTCATTTCTTTCTCACAAAAAAAGCACCTTAGGGTGCTGGTTAAAATTAAAATATGCTCAAGACACCTGAAACTTAGAGTCCATTAATAAGTTCAACAAGCTTAGAGTTTGCTGCATTCGACACATCAGTATTTAACTTCGTAACCTTCAAAAGTGAGGTCAATGCTTCAATTGAATGCAGATTTGCATGACGAGCATCATAAGTATTAACCCCTGCACCCGTAACAGTTACATGGGATTCCAGACTTTTAATTTTTGGTGCTTCAACCGCTTTAAGTGATGGGTCATCTAAATTCTGGCCAACCTCAACTGCCTCACCTTCGATTACTTGTGGTTCAGAAGGTGGTTCAATAATTTCAAATCCGAGCTGTTTTAAATTTTCAATGGCAGATGTAAGTGCAAACGGATTGTAATCACCAACAGGTGAACCTTCAGGAATCAAATACTCGCCGTTTACTTGCGCTCCAGAGTGAAGTTTTAGGATGCATATAATGCGTTTAGGTTGTGCATCTGGTGATGCTTGGTCCACATTGAAATATTCAACATTTTGCACTAGCTCTTGAAGTGTTTGCGGTTGCTTTGTCATGATGACCTCATATAAAAAAAGCACCCGAAGGTGCTATGGTTTGAATTAGGTTTAATGCGGAATCTGTGCTTTGGGCTGTTTAAAGTTATATCCTAAAATAGCCATATATCTTGGAATCAACTTCCTTACAAATGGCACTACAATAAGATTTGTGCTTAGGATGTATTGTGCTTGAGTCATAGTTATTTGCTTCATAACTTGGACCTCTTTTCAAGCTTCCTAAGCCATCTACGCAATCTGTATTTTGATCGAGTAGATAGCTGAATATTCCCTTCACCACTTAAACTAAAATTCATATTCCCAACCTCTTGAACATTTGTTCGTCCAACATGCGAAGTTGGTCGAGTGTATAAATACGCCCTTCTGGATCGAAGAACTTTTCAAAATCAAATTTGCCTTCTTTGAAGAGCTTGTAACGCTTTGGTCCTAACCATTCTTTTTGGAAGAAGTCATCTGTCTTTTTGAAGAACTCTTTAAATGTTATGTTTGCATCCATTTGCCCAATCAACTGATCACGCTCTTCTTTGGGGATGTCTTTCACTCTTCTCTCATCCATCACAAAAGGACGCTGACCAGCTAAAGAACCGTCTTTCTCAACTGGTACCAGAATGCTTCGACAATTTGGATGTAAAGGAGGAACGCGCTTTGCTGGGTCATTTATTTCCCAAAAGCTTCCATCAAGTGATGCACAAAGTTTTGAAGTTCTTCCATCAAGAACACTCACAAATCGCACATATTTGAAGCCAATTTGATCAAAACTTTTTAAATATGCCTGGTTAGCTACATGGCTCCGAACCGTTCTAACAGTGCGCTCAATGTCTGATTTTGTGCTGTTGAGTAATCCGTCTTCATAATTTAGCTTCTTGGTACCACGGATACGCTGAATAATCTCACTATTAGTTTTACCAGTGTTAATGCCATCTCTTATTGCATATTCAACTTTTTGACGGGCAGCTTCAGCAATTCTTGATAAAAGATCATCAACTAGGGCACCACCAGCCAATGGTACCTTTTTAGCAGCAGAATAGAACTTGTCACCGCTAAGAGTTTTATTTTTCGCTCCGTATAGCTTAGCTATGTAATTGGCTTCATAAACCGCTAAAGCGGTAGCAGAGACGGTGAAAGCTTCAGGTAAGCTTGTATTTACACTAGCAAACCATTGGTCAATCAAGTCTTTAATCTCTTTGAGGTTTGACGTTGTATATTTCCCACCAGCTAAAGCAATTTTCTCTGAATCATTAAGTTCCTCTAATAGATCACGCAGCTTTGAGAGCATTGCTTTTGTATCATCATTAAATAAACCTAATAATTCATTAACTGTTTTTGAGGAAGCGCGAAAAAGATATGCTTGGTGTTGAGTTAACGCCTCTAAGAGTTCTTTGATAGTTGCCGCCATATCAATTCACTCCTTGATTCAAAGTCCCATCCTGTTCAGCTTCAACATTTAGCATTTCTTCTTCATATTTTTGTTTAGGAAACATTCCTGTTTGGTTATATTCCCACCAAGATTTGAATGAAGATCTGCCTTGTAAAGCTGCTTCAAATAACTGTCTAGCTAACTCAGCTAAATAACCTTGCTTATTGAATTCTTGACTGATTTCGAACATCAAATCATCTTTAGTTAGAACATCCACATTAGGCGTTACAAACTTAGCAGCCCATCGTAATGCTGCTGACAAGGCTTCATTCATATTAACGACACAGAGCGAAAGAACTGAATGCTGAACGGCGTCATCACTATTCGCTTCGGTAGCGGTCTTTTTACTTCCCGAGCCCTTCTCAATTAAACGCGCCCCCATCTCCTTCATTTTTTCCCACTTATCTTTCATCGCTTCCCGGGCAAGAGTATTAGGGTCGGCTTGTACAATTCCTAAACCACCATTTTCAGGTAAAGGCAAAAGTACTTTCGCTCCAATGTAGATGCCACGTTTCTTGGCTTGGTCATACCACTCCCAATTAACACCCTTCGCATAATATTGAGGTTGCCCCATATAAAAAACGGACTCTTGAAAGTCCGCACTGTCTCTGTAATGGGCTAAATTGAGATTAGCCAAAGGAAGTAATGGAGGCTTTTTAATCTCTTCTGAATTATCAATTGCACCTACAAATGTAAAAGGTATATAGGTCCAGAAATTCCCGTTGTAATCTGTTGGAAACTTCTTATCTCCGCCAACCCAGTTACCCTTTTCACCCTTTGTGTACACCTGAACGGAATAAATATATTCCCCATTACCCTCTTGCTCTAAACGAAGTACACGATATTGCTCTTGTTCGGTTTTACTAAATCCATCAGCACCGCGCTCAGACTTAAATTCACGTATAACCACTAAGCAAAGCTTTTTCTGGTTATCGATCATTACTGAATCCCAATTCACTACATCAAGGGCATTTAGTAAATGAATCATCGGATAGGCTTTTTGCGCTTTAAATTCCGCTAGATTACGAGCTGGCGGCACATCAGGATAATCTACATATAAAGCACAACGATAATGCTTCAATAAATGGCGAATTCCATTTTGAGCCAATTGATAAGTACTTAAACCAGCACCATTTGCATTACGTTCTAAATGAGCAAGTTCCGGAGGAAATTTAAAACTTGGATCGGTTGCAAAAGCTGCACCAACTAAACTATTTGATGTAGTCCCTGTTACTTCATAAAAGACTGCACGGGTAAGATAAGCCTCATAAGCGCTTTTATTTGCAGGTGATTTATCATGTGCATTTGGCATCGGCAAATATTTTTCACCTTTAGCCTTAACTGCATCTTCACCTTCACAAACATCATCAAGTTTTTGCCAGTATGGCAAGTTCTTAACATATTCAGCATGTTGAAAAGTTACATCACTCATCGAGCAAATCCCATATCAGCAAAGAAGGCTTCAAAACCTTCATGTAATTCATTAAACGCATCTGAAGCTGCATCCACTTGGTCGTCATGTGTGCCATTAGGAAAATGACGAAGCTCATCAATAAAATCCTTATTCCATTCACCTTTGAGCATTCGTACATTTCCCACGTTAACTTGGGCCGCAAATGGTTGTGCCCGTGTGAGCTTGTCACCTGAAATTGGTTTGGCTATCACGTTATAACCGGCAAGAAGCTTCACAAATGAATTAGCTTGCGATTTGCCTGCTTGACCGGGGTCTTGTGGTAAACGCACAGAAACTTTTTTCCCATCTAGCTTTGCTGTTTGTTCTAAACGCTTATTCACATTGTCTGGACCAAGCTGTCCTCTTGTAACATCGACAATGTAAGTAAAACCATCTGCGCCTAGAGCTTCTCGCACACCTACTGTAAAGTCGCCTTCATTTTCGGTTGCCCCAAAGTCCCAAGCCCTAACTTGTTTCAATACATCTGCAGGCAAAGCCTCAACAATTTGAATATTGTCAGGCTTAAAAAAACCGCCTGCTGGCGGTGATGGCATTTGTCGGTACTGCCCGGCAAATACATACGGTGCCGCTTGCTCCATTAGTCTCAATTTTTGGATATTGTGTTTTGCTGGCCATAGTGCCGATCCGTCTTCCTGAATAGCTGAAAGACATAGATGCTCCCACACTTCACCGTTACCACCAGCTACAGGAACGCCGTCTTTTCTATCACCTAGCAACCATCCAGCTAAATCATCTTCATGAAGTCGCTGCATAATCACAATGATCGGCGTATCTGGCGAGTTAGTACGCGATTCGAGTGTGTTTTGAAACCAATCAATTACCCCTTCTCGAATAGTTTTTGATGAAGCTTCATGTGCTTTGTGCGGGTCATCAATAATAATGCAGCCGCCAAAGCCTTTACGAAGTTTTCCTGCACCAAAACCGGTAATCGTGCCGCCTGTACCAGTCGCATAGCAGACACCACCTTGGGAAGTTCTCCAGAAGTCTTTAGCCTTACTATCATCACGCAATGTAAGCTCGGGAAAGACTTTTCTATACGCCTCTTCTTGCACAAGGGTTCGTATTTGGAAGGCATTATTTGCGGCAAGCATTGCCGAGTAACTGATATGAATAAACTCACAGTCTGGATTCTTACCAAAACACCAAGCCATGAAATTAATTACAGCAATTTCAGTTTTAGAATAACGGGGTGGAAGGGACTGTTCTAAATTTTGTGTAAGTACTTAATTTTCATTTATCCTTCAGAGGATAATTACAAAAGGTACTTCACATGGATGAAGCAACAATCAAAAGTATGGCTGCCGAATTGGCTAAAGGTCTAAAAACACCAGAAGACTTAAACCAAATGACAGCAGTCTTTAAAAAATTCATGATTGAAACTGCACTCAATACTGAACTTTCAGACCATCTCGGTTATGAAAAGCATCAGCCCAAGAAAGGCTCAAATAGCCGTAATGGGTTTAGTTCTAAAACCATTACAACTCAAGATGGACAACTGGCTTTAGATATTCCCCGTGATCGAGAAGGTTCATTTGAGCCACAAATTATCAAAAAGCACCAAACACGCATCACCAGTATGGATGACCAAATCCTCTCACTGTATGCAAAAGGAATGACTAATAGGGAAATTGTAGCCTTCTTCAAAGAAATGTACGATGCCGATGTGTCAGCATCTCTCATCAGCAAAGTTACCGATGCTGTGATTGAGCAAGTGACTGAGTGGCAAAATAGAGCCTTAGATAGCCTTTATCCTGTTGTCTATCTTGACTGTATTGTTGTCAAAGTCCGTCAGCACTCCAATGTGATTAACAAGTCCGTATACCTTGCTTTAGGCATCAATATGGATGGGCAAAAAGAATTACTGGGTATGTGGATTGCTCAGACAGAAGGTGCCAAATTCTGGCTGTCAGTCATGACAGAGCTAAAAAATCGAGGAGTACAGGACATTCTTGTTGCCTGTGTAGATGGATTAAAAGGCTTCCCTGACGCGATAGCCTCTGTTTACCCTCATACTGATATTCAACTGTGTATCGTGCATGTTGTACGCAATAGCCTGAGATTTGTAAGCTGGAAAGACTACAAAGCTGTTACGTCGGGTCTGAAAGCGATTTATCAGGCAAGTACAGAGGAAAATGCTTTAAAATCCCTAGACATCTTCTGTGATCAATGGAATCACCAGTATCCCAAAATTGGAGAATCCTGGCGGGCCAATTGGGAAAATATCCGAACGATCTTTAGCTATCCAGCCGAAATACGTCATGCAATTTATACAACAAATGCGATTGAGTCGTTGAATAGCGTAATACGCCATTCAACGAAGAAAAGGAAAATCTTTTCATCTGATGACTCAGTAAAGAAGGTCATTTACTTAGCAACATCAAATGCTGCGAAGAAATGGACGATGCCAATTCAAAATTGGCGTTTAGCAATGAATTGGTTTACGATTCAGTTCGATGATCGATTAAAAGATCATTTATAA